CATTTAAAAAGGATTGTATGCAATAAACATAAGCCCTACGCTAATACGATTGGCTATGTCATTATTGAAGTTTAACTTACTTGTTTAGGGTACCTCCCCTGATTAGACTAGAATTCCATATAATAAAAAACCCCTTGAAGTTCGCCCCGTCCGACTCCCTCCAAAGGGTTTTAATATTGAATTTCTTTTGCGAGGACGGTCGCTTATATATCAAAGATAAGAAATGTTTATTTATTAATCAAAATAATTCGTACATTTGGTATATAATAATTTCTACTACATGGATAGTGAAATAGCTGAAAACAAATCTACTTATGACTTTAAAATAAAGGAAAACGGAGAGATTAAGAAAGAGTTTAGTGTAAGTTCAGATCGTTCAAGTGGTTCTTGGGTATTTACAAATGGTTTCGATAACCTAGAAGATGTTGTTTGTAGCAACAAGAAAGGTCAACAAATTTCAGAAGGTAAAAAGTCAGACGATACTATAGAGATCTGTTTGCCTAAAGATTATTTACTAACAATAGAGAAGACATCGTGAAGCATTGGTCGAAATTAGCATTAAAGCTTTCTTCTACCGATATTAAATTAATTCATTATATTAAGCATTACGCCATAAAAGAAAATGGCATAGTGCATATTGATATAGATGAATTTTTAAAATTGTACGATTTAAGCGTAAAACATTCATATCATTTAGCAAGAAGAAGTTTGATCAAGAATCAGGTTATCTGGTTTGATGATGAACTTAAAAGAACTAACAAATATTATTTTGACGATAAAATATGTTAAGTACGCTATTAAATATTGATAAAAGTGGAAATGTATTATTACAAGATAATGCATTGGTACAAGCTCCAAAGTTATTCGAAGTTTATAAGAATAAGAATATGGGTTCCAATATGGTTCGGTATATTGTTTGGATGTACGATTACAAATCTTTATACAGACAATTACCAATAGATCAAAGAAGAAAAAGAGTTCTTCGTTCTATATGGGATAAAGAGCCTAGTAAATACATTAATGCTGATTTAGTTAAAGAAGCTATTGATGAATACAATTCATTCCAGTACGATCCAGATCTAGAAGCTTATCAAGTAATGCTGGAGAAGTCTCATGAGATAAATACAGTTTACAAAGGACTTACTGTAACTGCAGATAATATCGAGGATATTAATGTGCTTCAAGAGAAAATGGCTAAAGCCGCACAGTCTAGAATTAATATGCTAGAGATTATTAAGAAAACTACAGAATCAGATAAAAAGATTTACGGTAAGAAAGGTACTAACAAAACATTTAGTAGAGCAGAACAAAAGTTAAGGGATAAAGGAAAATGATAGATGGACTCAAATATGCACCGGCCAGAACTTTTAATTATACCAAATTAGAACAAGGTAGTGTTGAATATGATGATTTCTGGGATTTACAAGAAGAAAGATGTATCAATGGTTATAAACCAAATGGTGGAACATGGATTAGTGGTCAGTATTATTTTTATTTAAATTTCTGTAAAGTCGATGTATATGATGAAAAATCTAGAAGACGTAGGAGAAATCATCCTCACTATCGTGATCAAGATCATGAATACTTTCAAGAAATCCACGAAGCAAAAGAAGGTGGATACGGATTAATCGTATTAAAGTCAAGACGGAAAGGATTCTCTGTAATGAATGCCAATGGTGTTATGTTACATGAATATTGTTTCTTTCCTGATTCTGAAAATGGTGTTGGTGCCCAAAAGGATAAATACGTTCAGGATTTTAGAGGAAGACTATTAAAATCATACAATGAGTTGCCACCAGAGTTAAGACCATCACAACTTCATAATAATGAAGAGCTTTTAATGTCAGGTTATAAAGAGCAAGGTGAAGATGGAACTTGGCTTGAACTCGGAATGAAATCACAGATTCATTTCCGTACAATGGAAAAGCCAAATGCATTCAGGGGTACAGCCTTAACCTATATGATATTTGAAGAAGCTGGAGAGTTCTTAAATCTAAGAGCCGCACTTCAAGCCAATGAAGAATGTTTTAAAGATGGTATTCATCAGTATGGTGTACCAATCATTGGTGGAACTTCCAATCAAATGAGTATTGAAAGTGAAGACTTTCAACAGATGTATTACAATGCCCACGACTATAACCTTAAACCTTTATTTATTCCAGCATCAAAAGTATTACCGGGATTCTTTGACTTTACCAAAGGAAAAAGTAATCAAACAGATGCAGAGAAATACATTAAAGCTGAACAATCAAATAGAAAGGAAGCAAATAATATTACTCAATACTTCTCTTATTTACAAGAGATGCCACTTACTCCAGAACAAGCTTTCGTTAGTGCTGGTCAATCTCCATTCGATTTAGAGAAAATTAATAATAGGATTTCAGCAATACGTTCAAGTAAAGCAGAGCAGATCGTAAAGAAGGGAAGATTAATATGGCAAAAAGGAAAAGATGGTAAAGAGATATTTGGTTCTATTCCAATATGGCAATTTGATAATGGTTCATTTGACGAAGAGAATTCTAGTGTAGATTTATTTCCATTTCATATTGTAGAAGATCCTTTACATGGATTTCGAAATGCAGATGTTGCCGCTATTGACCCTTATCATGTATCAGATGATTTGGATGAACTAATTAAAAGTAAACCCGGACAAGACTTAAAGTCTAAGCGATCAAAAGGGGCTATGTGTGTCTATCGAAATTTCGTTGGAATGGAAACCCCTGGTGAAATGCCAGTTGCTTTCTATGTTGATAGACCAAGTAAAAAAGAAACCTTCTATGAGAATTGTTTGAAGATGTGCCTTTACTATAATTGTAAAGTACTTGTAGAGAATAATGATGAACCATTACTAAAGTATTTTATTGATAAAGGATTCTCAAGATTCTTAAAAGAACGACCAAGAAGTACAGATTCACCTACAAGTAAAGCAATAAATAAATGGGGTATTAATATGAAAGGATACCAAAAGAATATGCTTACTGAACTTGTTGATGAATATATTAGCAAACATATAGATGATATTTTTTTCCTACCTTTGTTAAAGGAGTTTACTTTTTACGGAAAGAAGAATGCCGATTGGGTTATGGCTTTTGGAATGGCTCTTATTCATTCAATGGATACAGCTAAAGTCATAAACGAAAGTGATGAAAGTCAGGAAGCATCAGCATCTAGAATTTCGTATAAGTTAAACGCAAAAGGAAATGTGGATGTTAATGGAAAGAAAGGTACAAGAGATTTTAATTCATTTAAAGATTACGGTTTATAAAATATAAATATGGATTTTCCAAGGCAGAATATACCACAGAAGCAAAAGAATAAAGAATGGTACAAGAGTTGTTTATTAGCTTTATATCGTGGCGCCAGAGATAACGATAGGTTTCGTAGAGAGCGAATTAAAGATTATGAGAATTATGACTTCTATAACGGAAAGTTTAATACTCAACAATTCGAACACGTAACATCTATCAATGGTATTACCAATCCAGCTAGACTTGTAAACTTTCCTTTAATCCAACCTAAATTAGATTTATTGGCCGGTGAACTTGTGAGTAGTGATCTTACATTTACAGCTCACGTAATAAATAGAAATGCCGTAAGAAAGAAGACTGAAGACTTAATTACATTAACTGTAGATACATTACTTGCTCCAATACAAAAAGAGGTAGAGGAAATGCTTGGTACTAAGATTACCGATGAAGAAAAGCAAGAAATGATTCCTCAAAGTATTAAAGAACTTCAATCAACTCCATATAGAACAAATTCTGAAAAACAAATATACGCTGGTGTAAATTGGATTATTGCTTTAAGAGATTTGAAACATACCTTTAAACATGGATTCTATGATTTAGGTATTACAGCAAAAGAGTTCTATCGAGTACAAGTTGAAAACAATACTCCGAATGTAATCAAGATTGATTCACGTTCAATGATTTATGATATTGATTCTGATAAAGAATTCTTGACTAATGCAACATACGCTGGTCATGAAAACTATTATAGTATCCATGAGGTATTAGATAAATATCGAGACAAGATTTATTTATTACATTCTAAAAAAGAAGCTAAAGAAATTATCGATGAACTTGAGAAGTTAGCTACTCTAAATGCTAATCAAGAACAAAGAGGAACTTTTGAGGGATGGAATTCAGATTATTTCTTGGAGTCTCAAAATTGAGCATTAACAGTTTCAGAAGTGCATATTCGATGGAAAGGACTTAAAAACTTTAAATTCATAGAAGGACCAAATAAATATTCTCCAGACAATCCATACTTTAAAGTAGTTAAAGACGATTACCGACCAAAAAAAGGTGAGAAGTTAATCACTAGAAGTATGACTTGGGTTTATGAAGGAGTAATGATTGGTAGTAGATATTTAGTTTCTTGGGGTGAAAAAGAAGATCAGGTTAGATACGAGGATAATTACTTCGATACTAAATTAGATTACTTTGGAGCTATAAGAAATAATTTTAATGGTAGAACATTATCTATTGTCGATGCATTGAAGAATATTCAAATGCTTTACAATATTGTTCATTACCACATTGAATTAGCATTACAGCGTTCAGGAGCAAAAGCTATGGTTTACGATGTAAGTCAGAAGCCTAAAAATATCTCATTAGATGATATATTCTTTCACGCTAAGAATAGTGGTCTTATATTAATTAACTCTGCTCAAGAAGGATTACCATCAGGATTTAACCAATTCCAATCAGTTGATTTTACATTAAGTCAATCTGTAGGTCAGTTGATTAATTTTAAAATGGTACTTGAAGATACTGCTGATAAACTTACTGGTATTACTGCCGCTAGAAGTGGTATTACTAAATCAGGTGACTTGGTAGGAGTTACAGAAAGAAATGTAATGCAATCTTCTTTATTAACTGCTCCATACTTTGAGATTCATTATAAAGTTGTTGGAGATGTTCTTCAGGATGTTGCTGATAAATTAAGATTATGTGTAAGAAAATCAAAGGATGATTATTACGCTAATATCTATGGAGATAATGGATATGAGTTAATGAAAATCGATAGAGATACTTCTTATGATCAGATTGGAATTATTTTAGAAAACTCTAGTAAAGAAGTTCAGCGTAAAGGTCAAATGTTACAAGTATTACAACAATTCCAAGCTCAAGGAGAGTTAGACCCAATGACTACAATAAAAGCTTTAAATGCTGAAAGTAGTGCTGAGATAGAACAGATAGTTTCTGCTGGTGTTGAAGGATTACGTTCTATTCAGGGAAGACAGAAAGAACAAGAAATGGAAATTCAGCAACAAACTAATGAGATCAATAAACAAAACATGGAGCTTGATCTTACTAAGACTAGAGAAAATAATAAAACTAAATGGGATATCGCTGTTTTAGATAACGAAACAGAATTACAGAAAGTTGGTATCCAAAGAGAACTTTCAGAAGATTTAGAAGAACAAAAACGTAACTCTGCTTTAGATCAAGAAATGTTAAGAGCGAGTAATGCAGAATCTTTAAAAAAGCAAGAAGAATCTAACGAAAGTCAGAATGTAAGTTAAAATTATTATATTTGTTAAAAGTTAAGTTATGGAAGATAATGTTGAAGGTAAAGAACAGAGTGTAGAAACTTCCCATGAATCTAACGAGAATCAAGGGAATGAAAATAAACAAGAAGACAGTAAACCGATCTTTGATCCAAATATATTTACTTCTTCGGATGAACCGAGTTCTTTGAATTCAGATGAAAACAATTCTAATGAGTCTAATAGTCAGGCTAATGTTGATACTGCTAATGATAGTAGTGATAATGACAGTACTAATGGTGATTTTTCTTGGGATACTGTATCGAGTAGTGCCGATACCCAAGATAACCAGTCAGAATCAAATGCCAATGCAGAGTCAGGAAACAATGAAAGTGATTCAAATGAAGCATCAAATAATGATTTAGAGCAAAACGCACTATCAGGTGATGCTAAAGATGAAAACACTAATGTTGATTACACAGCAATAGCGACTAGATTGGGTATGCAAGAAGCAGACCCTAAAGAGATTCAAGAACGAATTGACAATTTAATTGATGAAAATCAGCAATTAAAACAGAATCGTACATCTGGTATTAACAATGAGAAGATTGAAAACTTCTCTAACCTTAAAAAGTTAGAGGATAAAGAACTTCTTAAACGTAGTCTAAGTGCCCAAAAGCTAAGTCAAGACGACATGGATAAACAAATGGAACTTTGGGAAGATCAAGGGGCTGTTTCTTTAGAAGCTAATAAGGTACGAAGAACGCTAGATGATGCTATTAATTACGAACAACAAAATGAAGAGAAGCGATTTAAAGAGCAAGAAGCACAGCAAATCGAAAACGAGAATAAGCGTAAAGAAGAAATACGTAAAACTCTAGACTCTACAGATGAAATGTTCGGAATGAAAATGACTAATGATCCGGAAAAATTAGGTGAAGTTAGACAGGCACATTACGAGTATGTTACAGAAGGTAAGTTGGCTGAAGAGATTCAGAAAGATCCTAAAAATCTTTTAGAAATCGCTTGGCTATGGAAAAACCGAGATGCTATTTTAAGTCAAATGAAGAGTCAAGGTACGAGCAACGGCAGGAAAGAAATGACGAATATGTTCGAAAATGTTCAAGAGAAAAGTGTTTCAACTGGTTCATTACCTCCAAATCCGGGGAACGAAGAAAGTATATTTGATCCGAGTAAGTTTACTGGTGCTAAATAGTAACTGTAAAAAAATAAAAAATGAAAATTTATTCAGGTCAGTACGGAAAAGAAACCGTACAAGAAAACTCATTAGTGGATAACTTAATAAAGTATCCAGAGATTGCATCTACATTAATCCTACAATACCCACAGTATTCTTTGAATTACTTTGTGGATGGAACAGGTAGATTTGCAAAAGAAGAATTAATCGGAGATTCTAAATTCCAATGGGCAATCCAAGGAAGATTGAATAGACCATCAACTTTTACTGGAACAACAACTGGTAATGGTGCTGGACTTACTCAATTCTCAATGGAGTTCGAAGAGAATTATTTGAATCCAAATGATGTTCTTAAAATTGCTGAGAACAAAAATGCAATTGTGATTGGTGAGCCAACTCCAACTGCTAATGGTTATACATACCAATTTAGATTTGAGTCTAATGATCCAAATCTTTCTTTAATCGCATCTGATTTTGCATCAGGAAGAACTGCTGGAACTATTGGTTCGGCATTCCCAGAAGCTTCAGATCGAGGGTATGAGAATCATGTGTATCCAGACTGGTATGAGAACTATATGAGAATCCAAAGAAAGGCTATCTCAATTTCTGGTTCTGCTTTAACTGATATTACTTGGTTAGAAAGTAACGGTCAAAGATTGTGGTACTATACTGCTCACCAACAAACAATGACTGAATTCCTATGGCAACGTGAGTTACACGATTGGTATGGTAATTCAACAGTAGATTCTGCTGGTAACATTTCTGCATTAGATGCGAATGGTAAACCAATCAGAACTGGTGATGGTATCTTAAAACAAATCGATTCTGCAAACATTGATACTTACAATGGAATTTTGACAGAAGAAAGAATTACTTCATTCTTCACTCAATTATCATTGAACACAGGTATGCAAGATGCACATTGGTTAGTTTATACAGGTGCGGCTGGTAGAGAAGCTTTCCATAAAGCTATGAAGGATTTAGTAATTGATACTGGAAACTTTATCTACAATGCTAATACTGGTAAAGACCAAGCATTAGGTGTAAACTTTGTTACTTACCATGCATTAGGTCAGAAAATGACTTTAGTTCATTGTCCAATCTTTGATGATAAGAACTTACATGGTAATGACATCGATCCTGTATCTGGTCACCCT